TATCTCCTAATATTTGAGTAGCACCTGCCGTTCTTGTTACCTTAGTACAAGCAGTTTCATTGTATAATGTAGTAACCTCTCCTGCGGATAAGGCTTTGTTGAACATACGAAATTGGTCTATTTTGCCATTAAGATATTGAGTATTATTTTGTCTTTTCCCTAAAACAAGCGGTTCTGTTGTTGGCTGCACTATTGTTTTTGTGCCTGTAGCCTCCGAAGAACCATTTATATATAAAGACCAACTTCCATTATTATGAGTTACAGCAATATGATACCAAGTATTTGTTACAACTGTTGTTGTTGAAATCAAGTGAACATAACTTCCATCCCATAATGATAATACAATTTTTCCTGCACCTTGACTTACTCCATTTAAAGCAAGCTCAATATTAGCATTAGTACTTGAATTTATTATTTGTTGTATAGAGCTGCCTACAGATGAAAAATTAACCCAAACAGATGTACTAAAGCTTCCAGTTGGAGTAACATATGTTGTATTAATAGTGTTACCTAAATCAATATAACTACTACTACCATTAAACACTCCAGCCAAATCAAACTCTCCTACTCCATAAGAAACATCAGTAGGTGTTCCACTATAATTACCGCTTAAATCATTAGCATTACCATCTAATTGGTATGTAGCAACACACGAACCGTCTCCTAATATGTCTAAAGTATCTACTGTACCATCACAAATACATAGTTGTTCTGTGTATAATGCTTCTACTTCTAAAGGGGTTAATGCGGTGTTGAACACTCTTACTTGGTCTATTGAGCCGTTGAATGAACCCCAAGAACTTACATCTGAATCGCCAATAGTAATTGTATTACCATTTGAAGGAGTATGAGAAATTGCACCATAAGATTGACCATTAATATATGGTGTTATTGTACCGCTTCCATTATAAGTAATAGCTATATGATACCAAGTACTTAAACTTGGGTTTATTGTGTTAGTAGTCCATATATTAGAACCATTACTTGCAATACCAAAATTAGGGCTATCAATTAAAAAAGTAACCCCAGCAAAGGGAGCAGCACCATTTATATTAGATAATATTGCTGCAATATTTCCTGCACTTGGTTTTGCACTTATGTTTACCCAAAAAGACCAAGACCAAGCACCTGTATTTGTTTGTGTTAAACTTGTAGTTATCTTACTACTACTACCATTAAAAACACCCGCTTGACCAAATACACCTGTACCATAAGTAACATTTGAAGCAGTACCGTTATAGTTCCCACTCTCATCCGTAGCATCTCCATTTAATTGATACAAAGCAACACCATTACCACCAAATGGGTCGTAGTTATCTACTATGTCCGTACAACCGCCTCCGCCTGCTACTTTGGTATTTATTAATCTATTAAGCATATTAATTTTTTATGGTTATACTAAAGGGTCAATAGGCTCTACTAAAACAATATTGTATTTTAATACTTCTGCTATTGTTTGTAAGGCTGCTATTTCTAATTCGGCTGCATCTGCTTTATCTAAAATATCTTGTCTTTCGTCTTTAATGTTTTGTGGTATTTCAATGGCTCTTTCAGCAAGTCTTGTTACATACCAATCAGTAGGTTGTAATAACTCTCCTGTTTTCTTTTTAACCTCTTTAATCTTATTAGCTTTGTAAGTGTCTAAGTCTTGACCAAATACTTTATCTGTAACATCGTATGTAAATACAGAACCGTCAAAGTGTAGGTTAGATATTTGTTGTGTTACTGAATCATAAGAAGGCATAACTACATCAAAGAAACCGTAACCTTCCGCTTCTTCTTTACTTAGCTTATTAAAGTTTACAATGGTTGTACCATCAACTTCATAGTTTTTAGGAAGTCTGTTGTAAGTTTTTATTTTACCGTTTATTTCTGTTGCTTTCATATTATGCTTGTTCTTGTGAAATTGAATACCAAAAAGATGAACTTGTTTGTGCTACTATCTGAATAAAGTTTGTTACCGTACCGTCATATGTTCCTGCAATTAACTTCCCATTAGTAATTGAAAAAGTAAAGTCGCCTGTTAAATACAAGTCCTTAACCATTCCAATTTGTGCGTTTGTAATACTAAAAGTTGTATTTGCACTAAGTGTTTTTGTAAATACTTGTGCAGCAGCAAAATCTATTGTTGAAGCAGCAACCGCTGAACTTGTTGTAAATTCAGTAGCTAACTTAGCATAAGTAACAATATCGTCTGGTATAGTATCAACTTGCACCGTTGTAAAACTTGCAACTTCTATGTTATTTGTTCCCGTTGGAGGCGCTTCGCTAAATGTAATTGCAGTACCTACAACCGAATAAGTATCTTTTTGTTGGTAAACACCGTCAATATAAACTTGTGTAACATTTTCATTGTCTACGGATTGAGACAAGTTAAAAACAGTAGTAGAGCCGTTACCGCTAAAGTTATCAATGTTTATTTCACTACCACTTGAACCACCTATAGCGCCCCATTCAGTACCATCGTAACCTTCAAAACCATTTGTAGTAGTATTAAATCTAAGCATACCAGCTACCGCAGAAGGTCTTTCGCCATCTGTTCCCGCTGGCATTTCAACTGCTCCTGTACTATTAACGTGCAAACCACCTACCGTAATTGAATTGGTAGTTGTTGCCCCATTGTCTGTTGTGGTGTCTAAAGTTCCTGCATTTGTTACAGTTACTGCTCCTGTTGTTTGGTCTACTGAAATTCCTGTGCCTGCATTTACCGAATTTACATCTCCTGCGTCATCGTTGTAAAGTTCTGTAAAGTTACTGTTTACTTTGTCAAATGCGGTTCTTAATGGGTCACCTGTACCATCGTTGGCAGTAGTACCTATGTTAATTGTTTGTTTAGCCATTATTTAATATATTGTTTTATCTGCGGTTATGTATGTTGTGTCTATTGTTTCTAAGGTTGTATCTACTCTTAGCCAACTTCCATCTATGTCAAAAGGATATACTATACCCCAACCATTTGCTTCGTTTACATTACCCCACCAAGACTCTTGTACATATTCGGTGCTTTTAACACCAAAAAAATTAAGAACTAAGTTTATAAGGTTTTTTAACATTATGTGTTTTGTTTATTTTTTTTAAAAACAATTTAAGTTTTTTTATGTTTTCTTCTTTTACTTTATATCTCAAATTACCCACCCTGTAAAGTTTGAATCTGTATCTGGGTACATATCGTCATTTACATTGTCATTGTACTCTGGATACGTTGCTTGGTTAAAACTCATAAAATCAATAAAACGTCTTGTGTAGTGTTGTGCTACATTACGTTCTTGTTCAACTAAATAATCCACTTCGTCTTTATCTACACTTTGTGCCGTTTCTGAAGTGTGTTTATATACACCACCGTTTGATATTGTATAAGCCGCATAAGGCAAGAACTCTACTTGCGCCCAATGTATTGTCATTGGTTTAACATAAGTTTCTAAAAGGGTCTTATAATCGCTATTAGCAGGGTCGTTTATTTCGTTTGCTATAATTAAGTCTTCTAACTTTTCGTAAAGTTTAGTACCTAAGTAATTTTGTATGTGTATTTCTTGCGCTATTTCTATGTACTGTATGAACTTGTCGTTGTCCACATTTCCGTTCATTATAGAATAACGCTTTATGTCTCTGGTGCTTATAAAAAGTGCTTTAGCCATTATTGAAATCTTTTATTAGTTGGTAAAAACCCTTGATTCGGCATATCCTTTGGCTTCATTGAAACCTCTTTTTCATTTACAGGATTAAACCCATCTTTACGTGCCTTGTTAGTTGAAATGTTAGGGTCTTGGTTTGCTAAATTACCTTCTGTTTTACCTTTAAAGGTTTGTCTAAGCCATTTATGGTGACAACTTCCGCCACCTTTGTACTTCCAAATAGAATATGTGTCAGCACCTTTAGCGCCCCATCCAGCATTTACCGCTCTATTACCCATTGCAATAATGTCTTCTTTACGGTAAAGTTTATCGTATTGAACCATTTTTTTGCAGAACTCACGGCTATTTGCGCCAGCTTGTAAGGGGCTATAACGGTAACGTACTTTATAAGGTACACCATCAATAACCTTGTCTTGTTTTGACTTACTGTTAGGTTTGGCAGTTCCTGTGCTTACAAAGTTCCAAATCTTGCTTAATAAACTTGGTTCTTGGTCTTCTAATTCTTCAGCTTCGTAATCTACTTCTTCACTTGAAATTAATTCCCAATTTTCAAGGTCTTCATCTTCACCTAAATCAATTAAAGCCTGTGCAATTTCATCGTCTCCTTCTTTACTTTCAGCGGAACAATGAACCGACATTTTAACGCCTGTTTCTTCTTCTTTAGTTTCAGCATCCATTCCCGTAGTATCTGTAAATTCTAAAGGCTGAATTGTTTTAAAATAAAGGTTTAAACTAATATCATTTAAAGCTAATATGTCTTCTATGGCGTCTGTAAATTCTTCTTGGTAGGTTTTTATTGTTAGGTTGTCAAAAAGTAGCGTAGCAGTCTTTATTTCGTCTGCATTGTTGCCTAAACCACTATTTCCATCACGAACACCTAATAACATTGGTGAAGTAACCCTGTGACCTACAATTAACTTTCTAAATGCTTCGTCACTTAAATACTCATAATGTGCTGGGGCATCGTTTAAAGGAATATCGTCTATTGTTGTTTTGCTTTCAGCGTTGTTGTTAAAAGCCACAATTACCTTTTCACCTCTTGAACCTGTAAGTTTGTTTAAAACGTCAGATTTTACTTGTTGTTGCTTTTCTTTGTCTGGTACACCGTTGTTAAAGTTCACAACCTTTGTGCCGCTAAAGCCATTAATTGTATCATTAATTAAATAGTCTGCAATTTCTTCTTCTAAAACCGCATAAGGCAATGCACCTTGATAATCAACAGGCGAATAGTAATAAGAACCCGTCACA